AGCCACAAGCTTAGAAAACCAACGTGCTAATCAAGCTGGACAAGACACCTTTAAATCTAGCTTTGACACTTACATAGACCGTTATGGTGAAGACACTTCATTAACACAACAGGCCCGTGTAGATGCCGCACAGATTGCAACCAATAGAGATGCACTCTTACGAGAAGACATAGGCGGGTTCGCACAAGCGGCTGCTACAGGGCAAGATCAGATAAGTAATCAGATATCAGAAAGTCAAGCAGCCACTGCCCAAACCCTAGACGGGGGTTTCCAAGACGCTAGGCAGGCGGCAAGTGAGGAAGCTACTACTGCAGCCGCTGCAGCAAATATTCAAACTAGGAATATGGCTTCTATGGCTTCTGATATAGAAACCTTAGATATTGGATTGAGGCAAGATTTCCACCAGCTAGGCAACGCCTTTGATGATAGCGGTGAGTTAATTACAAATCAAATTGAAGCTAACGGAACTACCCTTGAACGTCAGATAGATGACCAAGGTAACTTACTCATAGATCGTTTTGATGCTAGTGGTCAGAGCATGGGACGAAAAATGATTAACATAGATAAATCAATAACCGCAATGAAGGCAATACCTTCTACTGGAACGAATACGTCTATGGGTGAACTAAGCCCTGCAGGTTCGGCTGCTGAAGGCGGTTTCGCTAGGCAAGATATTGTTTCAGATAATCTCTACGCATCTACCTCATCTTAAGGGCATATCATGCATCCAGTACAAACATCAGAGTCCGGTTTTAACCTAATTAAAAAGTTTGAAGGTCTACATCGTGTACAACCTGACGGAACTGTATCCAGCTACCGTTGCCCTGCAGGGGTTTGGACGTGCGGTTGGGGAACCACATACGGCGTCAAGAGTGGTACTAAGTGGACCGCGCAAGAGTGTGAGGACCGTTTACGTAATGATGTGCAGAAGTTTGAACATGCCGTAAAACGTAAAGTAAATGTACCCCTAAGTCAATCGCAATTTGACAGTCTAGTCTCATGGACTTATAATTTGGGTGAAGGAAACCTTGCATCCTCAACACTATTAAAAAAATTAAATAAAGGTTTGTATGAAGATATCCCATCAGAAATGATGAAATGGAATAAAGCCCGTGTGTCTGGTGTACTGCAGCCTCTTGCAGGTCTTACTAGACGCCGTGCGGCTGAGGCATCAGTATTTTCTATGGATGCATCTATCCCTAGTGATGATAATGGCTCCGCTATGCCCCAGAAGGTTACTTCAGCGGCTCCTAAGAAACTTATAAAATCTAAAACTATGGCAGGAGTAGGCGTAGCAGGAACAGCAACTATGCTGGGTGAATTAGCTCCTCAGCTACAGGCTCTTGTTCCTTATGCAGCCAGCATGAAAACTATCTTCTTAATTGTAGCAGTGGGTGGAATTGCCTTGGCGGCATATGCCCGTATGAAAGATCATAAAGAAGGCATACATTAATGTTTATCTTTGGTAAGATCAAGACATATATAATTGCTGCGTTAGCTATAGCGTTACCTATATTATACATAATTGGTCGTGTCAAAGGTTCAGCTAATGAACAAAACAAAGTGCTTAAGGATGATCTTCAAGCACAGGAAAAAGCAAAAGACTTCTACAAGGCAATGTCAGAGCATGAAAAAACTACTATTACCGATAGGGATGGTCTTACTGACCGCCTGCGGGGGAACGGTCTATAGGACTAGCCTAGAGGTATACTGTCCTAGTATAAAAGACTACTCCCCTGACTACAACCAACAGTTAGCTACTGAAGTTGAAGAACTTCCTAGCAAAAATTCTGCCATTGAAACCGCAATACAAGACTATGCCGCTCTGAGAGATGCTATTAGAGTTTGTAGAACAGAAAAGGATAAACTGTAATGAGTTGGTGGTCAGATAATGTAGGCGGTGGTAACAGTCTTGGTGAGAGCATAGCTAATACTTTTACAGGAGGTGATGGAGCGTCTTATGTCGGAGGTGAACTTCAGTATGACTCTGGGGATAATGCAGGTCAGGCTGTAGCGGTAAATACCAGCGGTGGATATGGTTCAGACGATGATGGAAACGCCGAATACTCAGGTATTATGAATACTGGATACACTAATACAGCAAACACTACTGCTATTAAAAATACAACTAAAGGACTAAAAAAACAAGGTAGTGTTACGGATGGCACAGGTATAGAGGGTATTATACCGGGAGTACTGACTTGGCTAGGGGGCGCTAAAAGTACAGATGACATGGTACAAGGTGATGCTAGAGATGTAAACGGCCAAAAAAGAGCTATATACATAAAAAACGATGGCTCACACTACGCTATGAATATGATAGGTTTACCCTATTCTGTAACTGAAGTCGATGGAAAATGGACGGATACTTTATCAATGGTAGATGCAACAGACCCTGATGGTCGTACCGGATATCAAATACAAGCCGCTAATCTACGGGCATCTGGAGACAATGAAGGTGCTGATAAAGTTGAAGCTGAGGCTGCATCCAATGCCGAAACAGGTATAACAGGAGAAGCAACTTCTACAGGGGCAACTACCGCACTTGACGCAGACCTTATTAAGGAATGGGTCAAAACTTCTGGAGTTGAAGCTACTACAGCCGACATGGAAGCTATTGTAGCAGACCCTCAGGCATGGCTAGACAGCAAAGGTATTTCTTACTCTGATGTAGTCCCTAGTATGGATGTAAATGCTGAGGGAACTCTTATTGATGGTACAGACGCTAAGTATGACTTAGGAGATAACCCTCAGGTAGACGTAGTTGAAGGGGTCACTACAGACGTTGCAGAAGTAGGTCAGCCTACAACAGTTACTTACAATGCTGAAACTAATGCAGATAAGCTAACAGATAAAACTAAAGTTGATGCGGTTACTGGTAAAATTGACAGTGATAATCTAGTAGACATTGACGACATTGCCATTGATGTTGGCGCAGAGGCTGACGGCACAGGAGTTTTAGGTGACGCCCTCAACGATTTTGCTACACAGAATATTTCATCTATAATCGACACTAGTACCCCAGAGGGTAAGCTTCTAGCCCAGAAACTAGGAGAAGGTAACTACACAGACGCCAAGTCTACTATCCTTGGTCAGATGAAAATCATCTCTGCAGAATTTGTAGATGCTAATGGAGAGCCTCGCATCCCAACATGGGCGCAGGGTACTCTCAGAGAAGTACAGAAGAGTATAGCTTTTGGCGGTATGTCCGGTAGTGCGGCTACTGCAGCATATGCAAATGCTATCATGGAATCAACTCTAGGAATTGCAGATAAAGAAGCTGCATTCTTTCAGTCCATCACAATAAAAAATCTTGACAACCGTCAGGAAGGCATTATAAACAAAGCTAAAATACTAGCTCAGTTTGAGCTTGGTAACCTAGATGCTCGACAGGCAGCGGCTGTACAGAATGCTAAAGCATTCCTAGAGATGGATTTAAAGAACCTTACCAATGAACAGCAGGCTGAAGTAATTAATAAAGAGGCTATGGTACAGGCACTCTTTGAAGACAGCAAAATTGTAAATGCCCAGCGTTTGTTTACGGCTGAAACTCAGAATGAGATGAACAAGTACTACGACAACCTCAATGCCCAAATACAGATGCAGAACGCTAAAGAATTTAATGCTATGGAAAAGTTTAATGCTGGAGAGATAAATGATGCTTCAGAATTTAATGCCGAAATGGAAGATAGCAGAGACAGGTTCTATGCAGAAATGCAATACAACATTGATGTTAGTAACGCTAAGTGGCGTCAGAGTGTCTTAAAGGATAATACTAAAATGGAGTGGGAAGCACACTCTATGGATGTTAAGAACAAACTAGATATCTCAACAGAAGCACAGAATAGGTTATGGGATCGTACAGACAGTATGCTAGACCATATCTTTAAGAACTATAACAGTGAAGCTGATAGGGATATGGAAATACTTAGGGCGCAGATCACAGGCCAGTACGGAGTAACTCCTCCTGCAAAGTCTAACAAATTTGGCGATGCCATAGATACGGCAACAAAAATTGTTACTCTGTTTCAAATGTCTGATAAACGTCTTAAGACTAACATTCGCAAGGTAGATACGCTTAAAGGAATTAACTTCTATCAATGGGATTGGAACAAAGAAGGTCTACGAATAGGTGCAGACAAGCATCCTACCTTTGGAGTAATTGCTCAAGAAGTACAGAAAACACATCCAGAAGCTGTTGTTACAGGCGAACACGGGTATCTTATGGTTAACTACGGGATGATTTCAAATGAAATTTGAAGACGCTATAAAAAAGTCAATCAAAGACTTTATCAAAGGAAATTCTGCAAGCAAGACTGCTGAGAATGCAGAAGGCGGTTTATACTATACCCCAGAGTTTTTTGATGAGTTTGAAGAAAAGTTTTTAGAAGCCTCTAAAGAACTAAAGGGAACTAAAAAATCCAAGTCTAAGTCTAAAAAAGGGGAAGACGAAAATGAAGTTTGATGCCCCACTTCCCGGTGCTAATTTTACCGCTGATACTAAAAACTATTCATGGCATCGTCCGCCTGATATAATAAATTACGATGAAGCGATTGATTACTACATACAGCGCATGGATGAAGATAAAGAGACAGAGATGATCTCTTCTATGCTGCAGATTGATATACATATTAGTACCGTGGTAGCAGGCCTACTTATGCAGGGCATATCTAAGGGTAAGATACCCATTGATTTGGCAATACTTATTGCTGGTCCTATGGCACGTTACATAGAAATTATCGCCAAGTCTATGGATATAAAATATGAGATGGGCGTAGACGATGCAGACCGAATAAAAATAACCCCTACTATTCTACGGGCCTCTTTAGGTATGCTAGGCGAAGATGAGGAAGAAGAGCTATTAGAAGATTTAGGAACGGATGTTACCGCTGAAGATACTTCTGGCGGTCTAATGTCCGCCCCTGAACCGGACGGTACGATAGCATCCACAGAAGAACAGTCAGATATGCTTGGTGGAGAAGATGAAGCAGAAATGCCTGTTGTAGAAGAAGAAACTGAAGTAGTTGCTGAGGAGCTTGAAAATGGGTTGGCGTGATATACAAGCAGGCGTAAACGATGGCTCCGTTAGTTTTGTTCAGAAGCCTGAAGAAGAAAGCCTGACGCAAGGGATTAATAGGGCGCTAGGAAATTACTTAGAGATTAACAAAGGCAAAATTGCTGCTAAAGCTAAAGCCAAGGCCGATAAAGCTGCAGCGGACCTTCTTTCGGAGAAAGCCAATAAAAAAGCTATGTCTATGGCTACTCTTGCATTACAGGGATTTGGACATGATAAAAACAGCCCTGCTTTTGCTCAGACCCTACAGTATGCCATCAATAACCCAGACCAAGATAACGTAATTTCGTTTGTCGAGAAATTGGCATTAAAACCGCAAAAGCAAACTGTTACTACTACTAAACCTGTTACTACTACTACTCCCGTAAGTGTAGAACCTGTAGACACAGATTTAAACCCTGCAGTAGTGCCTGAAGCGGACGATCTACAGAGTACTGAAACTAAAAAAGAAGTAACCTTAGAAAAGCCAGTCACAAAAGTTGATACGAATATAGGCAAGACAAATGCCATAACTATGATGGAGTCTAGCAATAGATTAGACGCCTTATGGAATGACTATGGTAAATCACAAAATATAGACTTCAAAGCAAGTACTAGTACTTTGGCAGAAGTTTTAGAGTTTACAGACGTGAACGGTGATTATGCAGAGTGGTCCAAAACACAAACAGATGCAGGCTTAGTACACACCCCTGTTGGTAAGTATCAATTCTTAGGTACTACTCTAAAAGATATAGTAGACCGTGCAGATTTAGAAGCTATGGGCATTACTGAGGATACAATCTTTACTGCAGAAGTCCAAGACAAACTGTTTAATTGGTATGCTAACGACACTGTTAAACTTGCAGGAGACGGCGCGTCTATAAATGAAATACGTGAAAAGTTTAGAGGACGTTGGGAAGTACTTCGTCAGACAGAGGCAGATGAAATTACCCCTAAAGTATCTGACCAAGAGTTAGATGCTATAATTAAATCTGTTATGGAAGGTACTTATTTAGACGGCGCTGAAGTAGGGCCAGAAGTTACGGCTGAAACTGACAACCTATTAGAAGATGTTGTTGTTGCAGAGGTAGGTGGTGTACAGTTCAAAAAGAACGATCCATACCTAGCCATGAGTGCAACAGAATTGCAGCTTAGGTTAGGAGACACAGAAACCCCTGAAGAAGACAAAGCTCGAATCAGAGCGATGCTTGCAGCCATACCCGGTAATGACCCTCTGAAAGATAATCCACCCTTAGCTGCTTTAAATCAGATGAAAGTCGATACTAAATATTCAGAGGATACAGTCTTATTAGCTAGGATTGACGCAAGAATAAATTCCCTTGGTAACGAACCTGTAGATTATGCAGGTATGCAGCCAGATATTCTAAGGCAGAGACTTGCTGTACTTACAGCTAAGGCAAGTCCTACCGACAATGATAAAGCTGCTATAGCCAATATTAATTCAGCCCTTGGCCCAGATAATATTAGAATTTCTGATGCAGAGTTGGCTGCAAAAGTAGCAGAAGAATTTAAAAATAGCGATAAAAAGTTCATGTCGGGCCTTACAACCTTAGCACTTGTAGCTGGCAAATCTTTAGATTTAGATACTATGGAAGCTAACCTACGCATGGGAGATATTAACGCTCCTGAAAATTCTGAAAAGAAAGTTATAATCGACAGACGTAGGGAATTATTGCTTAAGCAAAAAATTCGTCTAGAGGAGTTAGCGGCAGAACAAAGAAAAGCTGATATAGCAAAAGCACAGGCTATGAAAGTGGATGAAGGTGCAGCACTAAATCAAACTACACGCCGTATAATATTCAGTTATGACACACTAACAGGAAAAAGAATTGGTCAGGGAAGCGTATTCTGGGATGGAACAGAGTGGTATGACGAAGCCTTCAAAAAAGTAGATCAAAAGGTAATTGATGCTGGTGAGATATACCTACCAGAAGATGTAGATCAAGTAGTAAAAATATATAACGATGAAATAACAAAATATTCTAGATACTCTTCAGACGCTGTTAACATGACAGTTTCCATCTTAGAGCTAAAGCAGACTGTTAAAGATAGGCCAGAGCTTCTAAATAGATACATACAATCAATAGGGGGTTTAGCAGATCAAACTATGAGCCTAGCAGACGCATGGGCCTCTACTATGGCAAAACTTGGTACTGGACCTACAGACGGCGGAAATCTTGTAGATACTGATGGTAAGTCTGAAAATTTTTATACGACTTGGGAAAAGTCGGTACTAGGTAATTTAGGTACATTAAACAAAAACCAACAACTATTAGCATCCCAATTCTTACGGGTTGCCTACCAGATAGCCAAGATAAGAGGCTCTACAGGCCAAGGACTATCTAATGCAGAACTTGACGGTATCTTGAAGAGCCTTGGTCAAGGGCTTACACAGGAACCAGATTTTTCAAGGTTAATGGATAAAACTTTAGCCTCAGAGCTTGGTTTTGCTGAAAGGACACACAAAACTAATCAGGAAAGTATGTTAGCACCACGGGCAGGGAATAGAAAAGTCTTAGATATTTTAGAAGGAACTCCTCTAGGTAGAACTATAGAGGAAAGTTATATGTCGATGACTAATTCAGCCCAACAAGCACAGTATATGGCTTTTAAGAATGGAATGCCTGCAGAACAGCCTACTTTTGATGTTCCAAATCAGTTAGGTAGACAGCCTACTAAGTTGATGTATGATTCTATACAGGGAGACGAGTCTAAAATTTCACAGTTTAAGGCAGCTTTTGGAATAGAAGCTTATAATTACTTTAAGGGGCTAAACTAATGGCTGAGGATAATGTCTTTTTAGGATCGGGATGGAATACTACAGTAAATCCAGATTATACAGGTAATATATTTCTTGAGCCTGAAAAAAAAGAAGAGCCAGAAGAAGTTAAACAGGATGACGAAAAACTAAACTTTATTAACAGCCAAATGTATGATGGCATGACCCAAGAAAAAGCCATTGAGCTATATAACGAACTAAAGGCAAAGGCGGAAGCGGGAGACACTGAAGGCTTTGCTAATTCTTTTTTAGGGGGTTTAACCTATACTAATCCTGATACAGGACTAAAGGAAGGTGTCCCTACCCCAGAGGTAGACTGGGATTTATCAGACGTCACTACATGGTTCCCTCAAACTCAAAATTTATTCTACAGTCTTACCGGACAGCCTGAAAAAATGAATCAGGGTCCATCAAGTGTTAGCCCCTCTCAGAACTTTAGGCGTGGGTTATTGGAATCTGGTGGGGATGCACTTGTAGGTGTTGCAAACGTAGCCGATAGTCTTATAAACTACTCAGGCAACGACTCCAAGATGGAGCCAAACAAACCTAATGATTATTCTGATCTAACAGGGTATGCAGAGGGTAAAGTAATTGGCTATGATACCTCTGAAAGTATTGCCGACAGTCTTATTGCTGACGGCGGACCTATGGCAATTGCATCTTTGACTGCAGGAAAAAAAGCTTTTGACGTATTAAAAAATGGCGGGTGGCTATTACGTACTATAGGTACAGAAGTGGCGGCTGCTTTTGCTGGCGCGGCTACTATGGGTACAGATGAGGAGACTTTGTTGATGGGAGAGAATGCTGCATTCCCCATCTTTAAAGGATTAGATTTAGAGGATGAATCTAGGGCAACTAAAGGTCTAGAGACACGGGTAAATGCTTTAGCAGAAGGTCTAGGCCTATCTACCGTGTTCTACACAGGAGCAAAGTCAGCACAGGCTCTAGGAGTAGGGGCCTACAACCTAGTTTTAAAAGGCCTTTTTGACGCATTGCGACCCACTAAAAGTGGCAGACTTATTGATGGCTTAGATAAACAGGTATATGATCGTCTAATAACTAAACTAAGTGATCTTCCTTTAAATGCAAGCCCTGCGGAGATATCTGCTAAGGCTAACGAGATTGCTATAATAGTAAAAGAGAATAAAGAAGTTATATTAAAGTTGCTTGACGGTACAGATGGATCAATGGAAGTTGGATTAGATACTATATCAGCTTTAATAAAAGGTTCTCCTGAAGACTTTGACGGGGCAGGGCTATTAGCCTACCGTAGAGGAGCTTCTAATTATGACATTACTCAGGGGGGTACAGGTACTTTAGATACAGCTGTAAGTGGGCCTCAAAGAGCCGTAGACACAGCTTTAGCAGGTCAGAGATCGGCAATTGTAGACGCTGCAGGGGATGGAGCCTCAGAGACTTCTGTACTACAGACAAGTACTGATGCTATTGTAGATGAAGGCCAGAACATAGTAACAGGTGCTAATAAAACTTTAGCTGAGGCAGAAGAACAACTAGCTAAAGACGCTGAAAAAATAATTCCTACCGACCCTAATGATTTAGAGTTTATAGATGCCGTAAGTAGGCTAGAGGAAGCTACAGGCTTAACAATAGGAAACACTAAAGAAGCCTCATTAGACCAAATTAAAGCTGGGTTGAAGAACGCTTTTGAGGCTATAAGTTATGAGAAAAATACTAGATATCTTGCTATCAAGGGTGGTAATGTAGACCCTGATGGTATCATAGAGGTACTAGATTTGCTTACTCCTCAACAATTAGATAATGCTTTCTTAGGTCTTCCTTCAAAGTCACCTTTAGGGGTATTAATGGACGGTCTTAATTCTGTCCGTAAATCTGCAGCCCAGAGGGTAAAACAACAAATAGCAGATGGAGTAATAGATGAAGCTGACGCAGCCGCCATACTAGATCAAGAAGTTACTTCAGGTATGTCTGAGTTGCTTTCTAAGAATGGAATGTCATTTGAGAAACTATACACAGAGATTAGGCCTGCAGTATCAGGTCTTGCAGAAGATTTGTACAACGCAGGCGGTGTTCTGGACGTAGCAGGGGGAAGAGTTCTTAGGAAATTTATAGAGTATATAGATGGTAGTGGGGACTATCTAGGGAAAGGGGCTTTAGACTTCGCTGCAGAGGGGGATGAGTCTCTGGTTCCTGCGGTAACCTCTGCAAAAGAATACTATACACAAGTTTTTGCACCATTCTTTAGGGGCGGAGGTGTTTTAGAAGACTACGCTAACTTATATACTAGAACAATAGGAAGAACTAAATCTAATAATTTAACAGCAGGCCTAGATGGTACACAATTTAAGGCTGCGGGATATAACAAAGATTTAGATGATATGCTGGTTAACAATCTTTTATCGGGAGGAGGTAATCCTGATGATGTAGTAGAACTAGTACGACTGTTAAATACAGAGGATTTGGCTGCAGGTACAGGTGAGCAACTAGGAAGAGCAGAAGCAGCCTTAGACTATATGATATTTGATGTAGTTAATACCTTTGCAGACAATGTTCGTACCGTTGGCATGCAGGCGGCAGACTTCTCTGCATTCTCCTCTCAACTTCAACAGTATTCACGCCAAATAAACAAGGCATTCCCTGAAAAAGCAGAAGTAATACAGCAACTAGTAAAAAATCTGGATGCTGCTAAGGGTTCGCAAACAAAACTGGCTGATTTACTAGAAGCTGCTAGGCTGGCGTCTAAACAGAAGAAAGAAGAAGTTCAGCAAACCGTCATAAGTAATTTTTTAGATAGGAATGCTACTAATATTAGTTTTAACAGGGGAGATGATGTTCTTAAAGCATCTAGCAACCCTATGGATGCATTTAATTCTATATTCTCTAGCTCTAACAGCGTCAATGACATTAGAGACTTGCTTGCCCTAGCTAATTCTGCGGCTAGTGGGTCTGAGAAAAAGATTATAATAGACGGGCTTAAGCTTGCATACAATAAACATGCCACAAAGAAATTCATAAATGCTAGTTCTAACCTGCAGGGAGTTAAAGACCTATCTATAGCTAATATTGAAGCGGCACAGCAAGATACTTCTAATCTACTTCAATTAGCCCGTGAGATATATTCATCCCCTGCAGATAAAGAGTTTGTCTCTACCTTTGAACAGATACTGGACTTAGGTGTAGTCTCCGCTAAGGGCCAAAGGGCTAAACCTATACCGGGTGATTCATCAACAGCATACACCCAAGCGGCTATGAGTGCTACCCAGACAGGGATTAATTTAATCTTAGGGCCTCTAACTAGGGGTGGTACTAGGATTAGAACTGGTGTTGGTGCGATACTGACTGCAGTAAACCCTGATCGTGCAGCTAATCAAATACTTATAAACCTACTAGCTGACCCAGAGTACTTCTTAGAGCTTGCTGCTAAGTTTAACAAAACTCCTGCAGACCCTCTGTTACAGGAACTTCTAGAAAAGTATCTAATGTCGAGTGTAATAAAAGGTGGGGCTGCAGAAGAAGGTTCATCAGAAGTTGAGGACGATCTTGTAGGAGCAGTAGACGATCAGATGGGTAGTATTTTAGGTGCAGGTAATGCAGTAGTAAATGCAATCAAAGGTAAAAGGTTTAAATAAAAGAAACCCCACACTAATGTTTAAATCAGTGCAGGGTTCCTACCAACTAACGAAAGGTGACCAAACCTTTCGAAGTATTCTTATCAAGTAATAGCCTATAGGTCAAGCGATCTATAGGCTATTTTTGTATATAATCAGGTTATGTCTACCATTTCACATACGTCTCCGCTGCATGCTAGTGTTTGTGATCCGCTAGTATTATCCTCTAGCTCATACTCTGATAACTTAGCCCAATCAATGCTGACAGGGGATGCATCAATCATATCCATAAACTCATCTGCAGTGCATTCTGTATAAGGAGCCTGTTGATATGTGTGTTCAGAATACGGAAGGAATGAGACACCTGACATTTCATCGAAGTTCTTGTAAACAAATGCCCCGACATCCATCCATTCATCAGCCTTAACATTTATAGTGACAGATGGCTTATGCTCACACCAAAATCTCTGGTAGACTAACCACATCTCTAGTTGATCTATGGCAGTCATGTCAGCAGTACACACAGCGCCCTCAGGGGACTGCATAGGGAAGCTAAACACTGTAGTACCATCAGGCTTCATTACGTCAGGCTCATTAGGAATACCTTGATCCTTAAGAAAGGTAGTCAGAGGGTCTTTGTTATCACCGCGAACTGTACGAATATAGTAGGGAGAATGTCGCGCATGAATCCCGCTAGAACACGAAACTAGTTGTGATACCGTACCGGAAGGTTTATTGCATGAAATAGCAGCACTTACGGGAATACCAAATTTAGCAGCCCACTCTTTATTAGTGTCTATAGCAACCTGCTTTAGGTGTTGCAGGGTTTCAGCTAGACCTTTATTAGACAAACTTGTTAGCTTGTTATCCATTACCCCTGTGAGCGACACACCCAACAAGCGTTCTTCTGCCGTATTGTCAGTCCACACTTTACGCAGGTATGGAAAGTTGGTGTACGTTGATTGGATTGTACCAAGTATAGTAGCTGTTCTAACTTTTCTAGTAATGTCTTCAATACCGTCAGCCGCGCGTACAACCACTTCCGATAAATTGCAAAATTGCCCACCAGTACCTGTAATAGGTGCATTCTTAGCAACGCCGTTTTCATCATACGAAACATCTATCCTTGGCCCCCGTAAAATTATTTCGCTGCAAGGATTTGTACCCCATTCGTAGTATGGCTTACGCCTACCATTCTTGGAAGCCTGTGCTGTAGCAGCCTGTCTGTTAAAGATACCACGCTCACCAGAGCCGCTTTCCATTAAAGCCAACCATTCACGCATAAATCCCTGCATGTCAGGTTTCTCTGAGTACGCCACAGAGTTATTAGCTAAGGCACGTTGCTTGTCGTTCTCCCACCATGCACCCGACTTTGCATGACGCATACGATCATCCGACAGATTGCTTAGTGAGATCATAGCACTACGTCTAACTCCCCCGACTACTACTACTTCCCCTATCTTGCACATGAGGTCATGGCACTCAATAGAAGAGAGCTTACGGCCTTGTGCTGACTTAAAGGTAGCAATAGCAAAGTTGAAGAGATCAATCAGAGGTGCAGGACCACTAGCTCTACCACCAAATGTTTTTAATCGTGCGCCAGCAGGACGTACCTTTGATACATCCCATGTAGGGATATTACCATCCCAGAGGAGAGATAAAACTTGACGAAGACCTTTAGCCCAACCTTCCTTACTGTCCTCTATGACGACTGTGGTTTCACTATCGGACAGATTAGGGACTTCAGGAAGGTTCCTGATGTATTGCCGCTCGACAGAGAACCCAACACCTGTACCACAGAGCAAGATAAACATAGCCTCATCGAAACATTCAGGGGTATCTACGGCTAAGTAGGAGCAATTATACATACAAGTATTATCACGCGAGGATGCAGCACCAGCAGTCATAAGAGACCGCATACTAGGCATGACTTGTAAGCTAAGGATGTGTTGACGGATCAGGTCAATCTCAGCAGAATCATTTTTAAGTAGAGGTTCTACAATGTTTTCTATGTAGCGTTCTACAGTTTCGCCCCAGTTCTCTCGCCTACCCTCTTCAGGTAGCCACCGTGCATAACGGGACGTTGCAATAAATGTCTGATAGTCAGTTGGTAAATAATTATTCATTTCACTATTTGCTTTCCACAAGGTCACTTAAATCGCATGACTTATAATTTGGTCCTTTAAGGACTTTTCCTAGAGGATTTTTAAAGGGTTTCCCGTCTATCCCTAACTTGGACATATTAGATTTATGAACACGGCGTAGAGCCTCATCTAAATCCCAGCCATATGTAGCTGCATACCCAAAGACAACATACGCTAAGTCAGCTAGTTCTTTGAGCATTGCCTCTTCGTTGGTTTGCTCACAGCTTTCATGCAACGCTTCGCCATACTCTTCCTTAATCATATTCCAACGAAGGTCTTCTAGCCGTAGGCTAGTAGGCCACACTTTATCCAGAGGCTGGTCCATGCACGTAGCAAACTCCACAACCATTTCTTGAGGAGTCAACACATCTTCTTCTTCTTGGCTATGAGTTACAGGGTCTGGATGATTAATCATTTTTTTTATCCTCTAACTGTTTTATTAAACGATCTAAATACCAACGACACTTCTTAAGGTCTTCCACACCATTTTTATAGTGCCAACGCCATAAGTATTTAAAACTGTTCTGCCAACAGTACGCTTGGTGTGAGGGTACTTTAGAACTTTTTACCATTGCTTCCATAGCATCTAGACATTCAATAGTAGACTGATTGTAGTGTGGTGGTTTGTCTACCATAGTAGTGTCTGAATTGCTTGGAAGCTTAGACATATCCCATTTAGCCATTAGTTTAACTTCCTTTTTATAGACACAACTTTACTATCTTTCATAGCTTTTAACAAGTCTTCATCCGGTTCAAATAGTATTTCGTTATCCAACTCATAGTTTTCGTCCTCTTCCCCACTGGAAAGTTCTTGAAGCTTACGCATGATAGCTCCCTGTGCCGCCATAGCTTCAAGACCAAAGTTAATGCTAAAAGATATGCCATTAAGAAGATCATTAAAGTATTCTAGCTCAGAAGCTTCGTAGTCTTCTTCTTCTAGGTTATGCCCAATAGATACTTGGAAGTCTCCTTCGTCATCTACTCTAAGATGTATAGCTAATACATCATCGTCTAGATCATCTGGGTTCATAGGTTACCTACTTTTCTTTGTTAGTTGAAAAAAGTGTTCTGCGTCTACAATAGCCAAGGGCTTCTGTCGATCTCCCTTGATAATAACAAGAGGTTCTGCACCTTTAGGGCAGTTCTCTGAAGCCTGATCCATTACTTTATAGATAGCAAAACTTTTAAATGATTTACACTCCACGGAGTAAGGAAACAATTTTCTAGCGGCAGGGCTTAACTGGACATCCTCGCCACCACAGCCCATAGATGTACTTCTGCAGTCATCTTTTTCTAGTTTAGGGAAGAGTGCGAGAATTTGATCCCGCACCCATTGTTGATGTCTACGGCCCTTAGCCTTAGCTGACTGAACCTTTATAGCCACGAAGGTTTACCAAGGATAGTATAGTCACCCCAACCAGTGCCATATTCTTCCTTGCTATTAGCTTCAGCAATAGTACGTAAAACCTGTTTCATACGGATAGTAGCAGATTCCAGAAGCTCTGGGCCTACAACATGCATGTGGCTGACATACGGTGCAGACTTTTCAACCGCCAAGAAAGAAAACTCCTTAACGTCCAATCCTGCAAGCTGACAGACATACAAATAAAATGCTGCCTGAATGTCGTATGCATACAAAGTACACTCTTTTGAAAACCCTCTAGGGCTTGCATCCTGTGTAGTCTTTACATCGTACAAACCATGCTCAGACAGGATCATTAAATCAGGTCTAGTTTTAAGCATGAGTCCCGTATCCTTACACTCTACGAAGATGGATACCTCATTCTGACGATCCTTGTGACGCAGTAGAGACTTTATAGTAGGATTAGCTAAAGCACCTTTAGATATTGCCTTAGCAGTATACCACTCGACTTCAGTGAGTAGTATCTGTTCCTCATCAAGGGTAGCCTCTAAGTCCTTAAAAGCTTTAGAAGCCTTAGTCTTTGGACCTTTAACAACAATGTTTTTATCTTCCTCTAATAGAAGAGCGTGTACAGCTGACCCCATAGTAAAAGCAGCCGTTTGTTTACGCTTCTCCCCTTTCCAATGAGACAATGATTTTTTGTACACTGTCTTTACGGGTGACGAGGATATACCAGCCGTAGCATGGTATACCTCATTTGTCATATCATGGATAATACCCATTAGCTGAAGTCACCCTCAAGAGTATTTACTTCATCCATGATCCTATCTTGTTCAACTTCATCGTTCTTACGATCTAAAGCTTCAAAGTGTTTATCATCAATCTTCTGGTTCTCTGACTTAACCATAGCAACTACAGCAGACAGGCTGTCGTAAGTCATCTGGTCCAGAGGAAGCTTGTTGGTAAACTGGGGGGCAAAGCGCATAACATAATACACAGCACCCTTGTCAGTCTTATGCTTCTCAGCAGTTAACACGCTCTCAAAGTCAAACATGTTAGTATCAGCAGGTAAACGATTAAGGACATCGTGATAGAAAGGTCCGTAATTCTTACGCTTCAGAGACAATATACAAGGCTGGTTCTCAACCGTAACGGCTTCACCGCTGGCTGTAGTGCCTTCGTAGCTACACAGTGCGCGTACAATACGATACCTGTCGCGACCTATATACTCTTCGCGCTGTTGAGGTGTCATGCTGATAGAGGTTTCATAAGAAGGCATACTACATTGTAGACCGCCTAACTGATCTCTGGCCTCTTCACGCGCATTCTTAATAAGACGTGACTTATTTATTAGTACTCCATCACCCCAGTGCATGTACTGGATATGATTTGATAAAGGACGAATCTTAACGCCCTCTTTAGCATAGGCTCTCACGCCATCTACATTTAAGAAAAAAGCGCCCAATGGAATTTGATTTCCATCTCTGTCTTCGCCCTGAGAATTAATCTTCAAAGCGGGGATTTTTGGTCCCTTGGGAGCGGAAGATGCGCCCAGTTCTGCAGCCATTTCTTGTAGGCTCAGACCGCCTTCTACGGGTATGATATCAGACATTATAGTCTCCAGTTTGTGTGAATATACATTGTACCTTAGTTAACCTTCTGGGTCAACTATATTTCCGTCTGGTCTAGCCAATTACTTCCTACACTTATCTCTATGTCGAAAGGGACTACACACTTGTAGTTAAACCTAGCTTCTATTTCCTCATGTACATCTACCATAGCTGTATGAAGAATAGTCTTAACCTGTTCAAATTCCTCTTTAGTACAGTCAACCACGATTGAATCGTGTACAGTCAAAATAAGCTTACTCTTTAGTTTATGCTGCTTAAACAGACGGTGCGCCCGTATGCAGGCTAACTGTACAGTGTCTGCAGCAAAGCCTTGGACAGGGTAATTTAATATTTGTGTGGCATTGGATACCCTACCTTTCTTAGTACGCACAACATTAGGCCAGAAGTACTGTCTGCCAGAGGGCGTCTGTACGATCCCTGTCTTTAATGCAGAGGTCATTAGCTGGTCATGCCATCCGTTTATACCCTGATAGATGTCGTAGAAACCATCCAGATACGCAGCAATGTGAGGCGGGTGACCGAAAGACGTGCCGCCAAAAAGAGGCAAAAAACTGAATGCCTTGGCCCTCTGACGTTCAGACTTACTCACATCTTCTGGTGGCTTCTGTTCTATTATACTAGCAGTCTGACGATGGATGTCTTTACCGCCTAATATGTCAGACAATCCCTGTGCGTCCCTAGATAGCTCAACACACGTTCTAAATTCTAGGCCACTATAATCTGCTTCGACCAGAAAACCGCCATCAAAGCGGCTGACAAAAGCAGACCGTACAGGGAAGCCACGCTTAGGTTGGTTTTGTAGATTAGGACCGCTAGAAGACAGACGCCCAGTTGCAGCAACGCACTGATTGAAGTTTGCATGAAGTATTCCATCTGATCTCGTACCTTTCTGTATGCCTGCTACAAAACTATCAAGGTAGGTAGTTATTGCATTCAAGCGACTTATCTTAGTTAGGAACTCAACAGCCGTAGTCTTGTTTTTAGCCTCTGCTGTAGCAATCATCCTCTTAATAGTTTCCTTGTCAGTCTTAAACCCACCCATAGATGCATCGAAGGCTGACTCTGGTATCATCTTTAGTCCTGCCACTAGTCCGTTGGACTGATAGATAGCACCTATGCCCTTACAAACCTTACACTTAGTGCGGTTCTTATAGGGTTCTCCTGTGACACGATACTTCTTACCTAACTTTATCTTGGTTACAGTCTTAAACTTCTGGATAGAGCCTTCGCCCGAACAGTCGGGGCAGCACACAGCATCTGTCCTGTATACAACGTCAGTGGTGGTGCGTACTGCAGAGTTAAACTGTGAGGGTGTCATGCGCGGTGGACGTAGAGCCTTACCTGCCTCATTAGTACCAATGTTAAACGTCAACTTATGCATAGGCTTATCTCTAACCCGTCTGGAGTATATAACTTTTGTCATATCATCCCCAGAATTTAGATTTATAGGCGTGTCTCCCATGATCTGTTCGACTATCTCATTCAGACGATGGGTCAACTCAATCTTCTCATTAAGGAAGTCTGTCTCCACCTGTTTAAGCACGTCTAAGTCTATGTATGCACCGTTGCGCTCAATCTCTACTAGGAACAGTAGCATGTCAGCCATATGATCTACTACAGGCAAGAGAGACTTATTCTCTTCAGATGCTAAATCATTCTGCTGTTTTAGGTAAAGCTCTGCAGTAGTGCGGATATCAGCCTCTGCGTACTCTAGCATAGTAGTAAGGTCCATAGCCTCAAAACCTACGCCAGACTTAAACAGATCATCTACAAGATCAGTCTTTTTCTGGTTAGACAGATTTCTACGTTCTGCAGACATCTTTAATGACACAGGATTTCTCTGGCTCTTCTGCAGTATAAACTCTGCTATCATGCTGCAGTAAATCTTCAGAGTGTCTGGGATTACAAAGCCCATCTCTAGTAACCACTGCACGTCAAACTTAGCATTATGGAACACTACAATCTTAGCCTTGTACAGCGCAGCTTGGAATGCCTCTGGGCTGTCAGACTTAGGATGTTCGTTGTGATGAAAGATACTGTAGGTGTAATCATCTAAGGTATCCCAACCCAGCCAACCCCAGTGTGCGGATACACAACGGTTAACCGGATTAAATGGACTATTATCAGGACGCCTGCCATCAGTGAAGAACTCCACAGTGGTCTCCAAGTCAGCAATCAATACCTCTTGGTCAGGACTAAACAACATAACGGTTTACCTCTGCCTCAAGGTTGCACTGCACAGTACCATGCCACCCACTAATTTTATTCTTCATTACTGTGATCCAACGGCTAGGATCGTTATCATCCTCTCCAGAATTTATACGTCCGATGCCCAGCATGATATCACTCTCTGCAGCCTTACCAACCTTAGAGCCTTCCATCATGGACATAGTGATACGGGTCTTGCCTTCAGCCTCTGCACTGCACTGAGAATTTCCTAGGATAGCGCAATTATATTTTTTAGCACACTCTCTTATTCTATAGTATAACTCTCGCAGTCTTTCGTGACCTGAGTTGAAAGTACCATTCAGTTCTATCTTGTCAGCCATATCAATCATACATATGTCAGGCTTCTCTTTATTAAGGAAACCCTCTAACATCTGCATATCCCAGCCCTGTGCATCAACAAAGATAAGTCTGTCTTTAATACCAGAGTATCTGGCTGCGGCTGCAGCGGGGTCTAGGTCTATCTCTTCACGGGTCATACCTGTGTAAGAACCTATAGCACGTAGTTTGGTTCTCTTGGCTATCTCTTCGTTACATATGTATGCAACCTTCGCACCCTGTTGGCAGAAGCCTGCAGGACCAGCACACAGGCTAACAGCCAGTGCAGTCTTACCCACGTTAGAGTATGCTGCGATGCATCCAAACTCTCCAGCACCAATGCCGTAGACGTGGCGGCTCAAGGTTTCTATGTTAAACTTATAGCGATTGTCATTACTAGTGACTGCAAGCAGAGCATAGATATCATCACTCTCTATCGCGGAGTCAAAGTCATCAGGAAGATATCCATCAGACACCCTATCAAGGAGTGTGTTAAGACGGTCCATTGCAGCTACTTCACCCTCAGACATCAACAAACCTAAGTTAGCTATGTCTAGTCCTACGCTCTGACGCCACAAATTCTCTATGACATCTGTTGCGATAGCGTCTGATATGTTTTCTGCACTAGATATACACCCAACAAGGTCTTCAACCTCTGCAGCCCATGAGGTGGTAGCAGTAGGATGAGTAGACTTCCAGTGTGCAAACAATTCTACAGGAGATATATCTATACCAAACTTATCGTGGGATGATGTTATGGCTTCGTAGACTTCCAGCACGGTATCATCAAAGAGAGATGCACGTAGCTTGGCTTTGTTCTTTAAGTAGAACTCATGTTCTAGTAAATTCTTGAGTAGTGAATGGTCCATTCATATATCCTTAGTTGGTATCTTATTAATTTATACTTAGCTGATGTGCATTAAGTCCTGTATTTTGTCCGTAGTCAAGTATTTTAAATCTTCTGAGGTAAAACGAACTTTAATGCTACGACTTATACTTTTACTTTGCTTTAAAGATTTAACTGATGCGTCCTTGTCCAGTATCAAATAACAGTTGTCATACTCTGAGAGAGTACTCTTGATGCCTGCAGTGATAGTTGTGCCTAGTAAGGCAACACCGACCATACCATCTATCCTACTAACACTACATGCACTTGGTACATCTTCAACCAGCACGGCTGTCGAACCTACGCCGACATGTACACCAGTAGGCAACTCACCATAGCTGATCCACTTAGGCCCAGAGCCTGAGAGTAATCTACCCACAGCACCCGTACCTGTATAGAACAGCACCCTGTCTTCAGCAGGAGCGTACTTAACCTGTATGTATCCTCTTTCGTATGCGTGTAGGCTGTTACATAACTCTAGAAAGTTCAGACACTCTATGTGATTGTATACTGATGCAGTAACTGTAGGCATAGACCTATACTTAGGCCGTCTAACCCCTACACTGTCCTCTAAATAGTTTTTAACTGCTTCAGCACTACGCTTACCAGAATATATACCCTTACCGTTACAACTAGCTCTGTAGCAGTTCCACATGATCTTACCGTCAAACTTAGACAATGCTAGTTTCTTCAGCCCATAACAGAATGGGCATTGGATTACTTTGCTCTCACCTTCTCTTACAGGGATAGCCTTTATGATATCTAATTGTTCAGCATAGGTCATTGCATAAGTCTTCCGTTAGTTAACCTCTGGTACTACAACCCCCACGGGTTGATCCGTAGGATATATACTTTTGCAGCTTTGTCAACGTCTAAATCACGGGCAGACGATTAAATCCGCCCGTAAAATGTTATATTGCCATCAATGCAGGCCAAGATACAGGCCAGTGAGCATTCATCTCCTCACTGATAGCATCAGCAACCTCACGGGTCTCTGCCTGTGTATCAGTAGCACAACGTAATCTACACATATCAGCCAAAGCATCAAGACTTCCGCTCCAGTACCACTCAGTCATGGTATTCTGAGGCAAAACCATCCTAGCTTGCTCCTCACAAACCCCCTTCTCTAGCATATTAGTGTACAGCATAGAGACTATTGTCTGGGTAGTACCAATATGAACGTCTTGGTTCTCTAAAGCAGGGCCACTACCTTGCTTCTTAGACTTAGATGCAGACCGCCATACCTTTGGCTCATAGAATTTAGGTTTTTCAGAGATGTACCGCCTTGATACTTCATTCCAACGCAGAAATTTATGTTTCACAAGCTGACGGGCCACAAAAATAGGTGCAGATATGTGAAAAGAGGCAAAACAATGACCAAAGGGCGAGAAATGGGAGTGAGAGGCTAAATAACGTATTAGTTTAGCATCTGCTTGGCTCAACTCAGGCCTGCGATCATATCCTTCAGTGTACGTCCAGTTGCTCTGGCTGTTGAAGGACACACGGGCGCTGTTAACCACTGTGAGATCAGTTCCCATCCTATCAATGGGGCTAACTACTATCATGGCTGTTCACCCTTACTGTTCTTCTTTAATTCATACTGCAAAGGCTTATGATTTCTCCAGATATTGCAGACAAAGGCGTGGCGTGTGCCACTGTACACTTTAGTTACCCTGTGCAAGCGAGAAGGATTGAACATAACAAGTCGGTTATGTACGGGAGCAATGCTCTCTTGTTGATCTTCATCGTATTCTATCTGAAGCATGCCACCCTGTATCTGGTGAGGGTAAGGATAGTAGATAGAGCCATGTTCAGGGAACACGTACTTAGCTTCTTCTGCCAGCACCTCATCCTTGTCCATGTGCCATCCAAGACCCTTACCCGTGTGGGCATTAGTCCACCACTCGAACCCTTTAATGTTTTCGATGTCAGGGTAGTTACTCCAGATACCTTGGATAAGTTCTTCCCATACATTGCGGGGCTTAACCTTCCACCATCCTTCCCACCAACCGTCTGCACCAGCAAACTCTTCGTGTTCTTTTAACTTAGCTAGAAAACTTTCTAGTTTTACAAAGTTGTCTACAATCATAAGCATTATTGCATTCCTCTTTTTTTCATAGCCACGTCAGCTTCTAGGTCACCGTGTATGGCATACCTCTCTAGCATCTTAGGGTTCTTGTGACCGGAGAGAGCCATCAGTTGTCTATCAGTGCAACCAGACCTCATAGCATGTGTTATGCCTGTGGTCCTGAGATCGTTAATCCAGAGGTTAGTCTCTGTATCTGTGTTGGTACACATAACTTTAGGCAACCCATACCCAGCCCTGATCTTCTCAAAGGTCTTATCAATCCTGTCTGAAGTATAAGGATGGCCCGTAGTCTCATTAGCAACTATCACTGTGCTAGAGTTACGGGCAGGGTGAAGCTGAAGACGTTCCATGATGTCATCGTTTAGTGGTAGCGACATCCTAGTGCCTGTCTTCTGTTGCTTGAAGTTAGCACGTCCATCAACAATGTTAGACCACTTGAGTTGCCTCATGTCCCCTATCCTCTGACACAGTACAAAGCACATCATGGTAAGAGTACCAATAGAAGTCCTGTTGTTTGCGTCACAGTAATTTATTACCCCGTCAATCTGATCCTGTGTCCAGAGTACGTGGCGGTAGGGTGCTTCTTTGAGCTTCATCTTAGAGAATGGATTAAACTCAACCAGTTCACTGTCCACTGCATTCTCCCATGCAACCCTAAAGATTGTCATGGTATGACGTGCCTTGTGACTGCTAACTAAGTCAGAGATATCCATGTGCAATTGCTTTGCGTCCTTGCGCTTAAAGTCTTCGTACCTAGTATCCTTAAGCAGACGTTTGCTGTTACCTACCTGCATGACAAGAGCATGGTCTAGGTGACTAAGGTAGCTACGTTTGCTGTTGTGAGCCAATGCTCTAAACATGTTAGACTGTTTATACTTGGCGATGATCCCACCAATAGTAGGATCATCATCATTTATATCATTCACAGGCATCATTAAACCAAGCGTTGTCATCTGTAGCCAACACTTTAGGTAGCCACGGCTTTATCTCACCGTCCACTTCCTGAGGACGAAAGTTAAGCTTGTGGGCTACAGGGTAGAGTACTTCCCGCATGCGCCGTATGTCAGACAGATTTAGATCACAGGTCTCCATGATATCATCCAACACGCTGTCTACTGTGTTGAACAAATCAAGTATGGCCCTCATGTCAGAGTTTATAAGAGTTACAGTATCACTGTAAGGACTTTTAGTTGTTTTAACTTTAGGCATAGTTTATTCCTTTATTTAAATTGGTCAGGTTTTTCATTGTTTTCATACGAAAGTTCAGTAATAATAACGTAACCCCAAGGTGTATAGTCATCAGGGTCATCGTTTATAGGCGCTGTATCCCAAAATAGACCTGCTTTGTATCCAGATTGGGTTAGTAGTTGCAGTGCAGCCAATGCCTGCAGGTCATTATTGCCCAGCCAATAGAAATAACTGGTACTAAAGGGCATAATATGTAGTGGTTTACCCTTTATGTGTTCAAAACGGCCCCCCTCTAGGTCCAAACCCTTGCAGGCTGTGTGCCAGAGTGTACCAAAGTCACTAATATCTAATGATATGTTCATGCGGCTTCCTCTAATTCAGATGGAGTATGTACAACCATCCATATGTCACCATCCATCATGTCAAACATGACTGTATCACCCTCTTTAGCGAGTTTAGAGAGGTTTTGTATCGACAATAGCTTGTCTCCTCTTGGTCTACGATACAAAGTAATAGTAGTTTCTAAAACTTCCTGCGCGTCAAACGTAGATAATACGGCATTGTGGACTACTTTCTCACCATTGCCGATATCGTCATACCCACTAAGGGTTACATGCTCCTTGAGGAATACAGTGATGCTCTTGTTAGCATCTATGATACTCTTACTAAGCATACGTTTGGTAAGTGTTATCCTACCGCCCATGCCTTTAAGTACTACCCTTGTAGGGCCATTGTTTTCTTCAGTTTTCATTAGTCATTCCAATCCTAGTTGGTTATAGTTAGCTGGTGGGGTGATAACTAAAGACGGTGGCAAGGTAAGTCAAGAAGAAAAAAGACTTGGGCGTGTAATGGCATTAGTAGCTATATAAATAAGATGTTACATATGTATATACACAGCGCCCTTGGTGGGGGGGGGATGAAAAAAAAAAATAAAAAATAAAATCATTTTCAACAAAAAACCAGAAAAACCCGTTCATCTAGGTGCAAATGTTCCCTCCTCATAATTATTAAACTTGCGCCCGCCTGTTAACCTGTTATTCTAGCACTCTGGTTTGACCACCAGTAAACGAAACCAACTAAGGAATACAAAATGGAACATGGCGAACTACAGCGCAGGCTGTCGGCACTTAATATTTTAGGTGTGTATTATTCGGCACCAGAAGCAACCAAACAATATGGCAAGCAATGGTATAACATAGCCTACAAAACATTTGATGCCATTGCAGTCAAATCTGGTTTAAATGTTGAGAGGGTTATTGGCGCAGCTAGTGGACTATCGCCCAATAACAAATGGCCCAAAAATGTTATTGATGCCGAACATATGGCGCAGGGCTACAGCGCAGGAGCTAATCTGTTAGATATAAAAGTATCAACCTATAACAACAACAAACACAAAACTATTGATATACTACAGCTAGACTGTGAAAACTTAGAACAGGAAACAGAAGCAACCAGAACAATACTAAACGGATTAAAAACAAAAGCCTTTTATGACTGTATAAGATATGCAGGACAACCAGATTATTTAAGGGGCATTAATTCAGTTTGTGTCGATGGTCACGCCAAAAATATATACTATGGAGAACGCCACAGTCTAAGCAGCACCAAAAGCAGCATAACTAAAAAAGAATATTACAAGATAGCTGATGCTTATTGCTGCGCTGCAGAAGTGATAAATGAAATTGAACAAGGTCCACCCAGCCGTGCCATAACAGGCTGCCAAGTGCAGGCTGTCACTTGGAACCACTGGCGAGACATGCATAATATCAAATGAAATATATATATATGGTCGTGGGGTTTTTATTTTTCTGGTATACTGTCCTGCAATGGTTGGGCAGTTTTTAAAATAAAACTTGTATAACATTTAAAAGTGTGATCTTTAACAAACAGCAGCAGAATAGTTTTGTTGCACCAACCAAGAAAGTGACCAAAAACATGCTACAAGTTAAATCGGTTTTAAAAGTAAATCGCAGTGCTAGAAATTTCGGAAGCCGTAAGGCTTTAGACTTTGCAATACGCGGCTGCAATTTACAGTGGATTAATCACATTAATATATGTGATGCTAAAACAGGCCGCTGGCATGCAGTGTTTGAAGCTGCTTCTGTTACCTATCGCGCTAATCCAACCGAACACGGTTTTCAAGTTATGTGATTTATTAGGCTGGGCAGTAATACCATTGCCCAGCCAACCAACTAAAAGAAAGTGACCAAAAATATGTTAGACTTCCAAACACAAGATTTAGTTTCAAAAATGGCTCCCGCTGCGCTATCTGATGTAGCCAGCCCAAATGTAACCAGCCGTTATGGTTTTATTAATACCGGAACAGCGGTTGAGATATTGGCGGACCACGGCTTCCAGCCAGTGCATGCCAGCCAGCAGCACAGCAGAAAACCAGAAAACAGCGCATACGCTGCGCACTTGATACGGTTTGAAAATGAAAACCTTAATCAAATGTTTTCTGGATTAGATAACGGAAACACAAACCCGCAATTGATAATCTTGAACAGTCATAACAAGCGGACAAGCTTAGGCTTAGGCCAAGGTATGTTTAGATATGCATGCAGCAATAATCTTGTTTATGCTTCTGCTGGGGTTTTCTCACGGCTGCGCCACAATGCTGCTACAGTCACAGCATATGAGGACATTGTGCGCGATAAAGTGAAAAGCCTGCCTAATGTTATGGACACTATCCAGCGTATGGTTGAAACCACCAGCCTAGACGAAAGTTCACAGCGTCAATTTGCACGTGAGGCCTGCAGGCTGCGGGGCTGGCAACCGCTTTATGTTCACTCAAACAGGGCCTATGATGCACCAGTCAAGAACGCCAGTTATTGGACCAATGAAACAATTGACCAAATGTTAAAGGTCAGGCGTGATAGTGATGCACCTAATAATCTCTGGAACCTATTTAACAAAGTGCAGGAAACATTTTGCAACGGTACTGGCTGCGCTCCTATTGAGATTGTAAGCACTTCGACCAAGTTTCCAGAAGGTCGCTTGCGTAAGGCTAGAGCCATAACTGCAGTCACTGGTAATACTAAAATCAACGCTGACTTGTTCGAGCTTGCAAATAATTTCATGGCGGCTGCGTAATGGTAGGTTATACAATAAAGCGCCACGGCGGTCAGGTTCACGGGAAAGTTCATGACGGACCCAGCAACAGAACAATACGGCGCAGGGCTGCAGCCTTAGAACGAAAAAAGCGGGAGATAGACAAGAAAATATCTAAGCTAAAATAGACTATAGAAACCCGCTTTTTAGCGGGTTTTTTATTGGGCTTTACTTTGGAACATTTAAAAGCGTACAATCGCGCAGCGCAACCAAGCGCCCAACCATGAAAGTGACCACACACAATGAACGAACTTATGAAAAAAATGAAAGCCTATGAAGCAGCACATGGCGAGCCTATGACATTCACCGGACATGACGACATTGAGTATAAAGCCGTTGAGCTTAAAAGCCTAAAGAAGGGGCAAACCTTTAAACGCAAGTTTGATGCTAAAATGACTTTGGAGCGTAACCACTATAACCGTAAAGACTTTTTTGGTCCCGCCAATTATTCCTGTAGTGATGAAAATTACCCGTGGGGAGGTCATGAAATATTCTTGAAGCCAACAACAACCGTTTTTGTGGAGGTATAAACAATGCACAGTTATTTAATATTTCAACGTCCTATCAACAGCCCAGAGTTGCAGGAAACTTTAGAGCTAAGACCCAACAGCCCAGAAGCTAAAGCCTACTTTGATCTAATACGGCTGGGCATGGGTAAAGAAGCCGAACCCTGTGTTACGGCTGCTGTTGAGGCTGGGCTGTATGTTCCAACAATGTTTATGAGTGCAACCGGATCTCGTAACAGGCAAACCCTTGAGGATATATTTGACGAAGGCAACGGACACGGCACAGGAGCCTTAGAACGTCTAGACATATGCAGGCATCCTAGCATGTCCGTAGGTGATTTAGTTGTTGGGCTGGTTGATAAGACTGTGACAGTATGCATGGCAAATGGCTGGCATGAATTGAGCGATATAGATTTAAACCTGCAGTGCAATCAAATCGGAGCAGCCCAATGACTTTTGACATATTCACATTTATGATAGTTCCGTTGATTGGTTTTGTTGCTGTGTTTATGCTGTTCTTGTGGGCTGGCAAATGAACAATACTTTTAAAACTGTTCTTGTCTGGCTGTTAGACTTTATTGCCTGCGCTTCTATATTCGCCGCTGGCTGGCTGTTCCTGCTGTTTGGATATGCATTGCAGTAATAAGCACCAACAGCCCCAAAACTAAAGAAACCCGCTTTAGAGCGGGTTTTTTCATGTCCTACGGTTGAGCAAGTTCTAGCTGGTTGCATATCTGCCCAGCACTTTGACCAGAAAGAACGCTATTGTCGTATATGCCTATGTCAAAACAGTCTTGACCAGGTACCGGGAAAGTTAACAATTAGAACAACTTACAATTTCACCAATTGCCGCCAATGTCGCATATGAAAGCGCAGGAGCTTAGGGCCTGCAGGCTGGCTAGTTGTCTGTTCGAGGTCCAAGGCTGTGAGCATGCACAACAGCACCACCCGCACTTGTTTTATTATATCGTAACGGCTGGAAATATCAGGGCTAAAGGGCTGGCTAGAATAGTTATTATTAAATTACTGTGCTTTTATGCAGCCTGTTTTTACCTTGTTTATATAGGTATTATTATTTTTAGACTGTTAACTGTTAGTTAACCGCCATGCTAAACGGCTGCTGTACTGTATAAATTAATCTATTACTTACAATTACTTAGATCATTTTTGATTTTTAATATTCTTTTT